GGGGGGGAGGAGAAAAATAAAATAAATATATTGACATAAAACGAATCATATAGTATAACTGAGGAATAAACAGTTAACGCAATAGAAAGAGAGGGTTAAATGACAAAAGTTTTAAATAAACAAATAATAAGAGAGTTAAGGGATACACTACAAAGATGCCTAGATCATAAGTTATCAGAGATCGCATCATGGGTGGAAGATGGCTATGATATCAAGGTTGGTAATGCTAGTTTTGATAATTATGAAGTGACATTTAAATTAACTTTGAGGGCAAAAGACGTAGAGAGTAAAGAGAGCATGGATTTAGATAGATATGCTGATCTTTATGATGTAGTACCTCAAAAAGTTGCCGATGTGCATGGTATAGATTATAAGTTAGTTGGGTATAGAGTGAAAGCAAGAAAACAGCCTTTCATCGTTTTAAACTTGAAAAACAACAAAGAATATTTATTTACTGAGGATATGGGAAGAAGATTCTTTGGTAAAGGCGAAAGAGTATCTTTATCAGATAAACCATTACAATTTTAAGGAAAGTGAGTAGCATGATGGAAAAAGAAATAGATGAAAAAAATTTTCTTACAGTACGTGATTATCAAGAGTTGGACAGTATTTTAAAGTATTGGTGGAATAGCCTACCAAAAAAAATGCAAAGTGAATTGAACAATTTTTATGAAAAGGAGCATCAGGAATGAGAGCAATTTTAATTGACCCATTTGCCAGAGAGATCAAGGAAGTTGATTACGATGGCGATTATAAAAAGATATATGACCTCATTGATTGCACAACATTTGATGTGGTCAATGTTCCAAGTGGTAACGATGGCATCTATGTCGATGACGAGGGTTTATATAAGACCAAACAGGCATGGTTTACCTACCGATTTAATGCACACCCAATGCACCAGAATATACAGCTAGTAAACAAAGCATTAGTTGTGGGTTGTGATGAAGAGGGTGATTCGACAGAAACGACAGATACAGTTAATGCTATAAAAGGGCGAATCACTTGGGGATTTGTGCATTAATGGATATCTATTATGAAATAGGGTTGACAGTAGATGGGGAACAAGGAGTGTTACATTTAGACAACAAATTTACCCATGTTCACGATTCTACGTCTGCCCTCAAGTGGGTTATTGAAACAATACTTGACAGTAACCCACATGCTGATATAGAAGTTGATTTTATAAAAGAATATAAACCTACAGTACATTAAGGGAGTTTTATTATGAATAGATTTATTATAGATTATGATGTCGTGAGCATCGCACAATCACTATGTGACCAACATATCGTAAAGATGCCATTGGAAGAAGCACAGATGCTATGCACAGCTTTATGGCATCACGCACCAGACTACGCAGAGTCACAGGATTTATATAAACCTGTTCATCAAAAGCACCCTTGTACTCTCTGGGCGATGCACAGTAGAAGTAATTATGAATATGCTTTTAGTTTATACATTGCTATGTTAAATGAGTATACGTATAGATATGGTAAAATACATGGTGCTAATAAACATAGTGTTGCTTTGGCGAATGGTAGTTTTCTTATACCAGAGGGTTGGCAAACACCACACCCACAATGTTTTAGTGGTCTTGACCATCTCAAAGATGATGCAAATATTATGTACCCTATAAATGCCTATCGTAAGTTTTATTATGTTGACAAAATGCGATTCGCTAGATACAACAAGAACAGATATATGCCTGAGTGGTTAAGTGAAATGAGGATTGACAATGCCGAAAACATATTATAAAAAAGTGAAAACACCTAAACCACGCAACCCAGTTTTTGCAAACATGGTGCAAAGAAAAACCATGTCTATAAACGACAAGCGTGAAAAGGTTGCAAGACGTAGGCATCAGCATGAGATGTTTCAGGCTAAACTTTTGAGAAAGGAGTTAAAAGATGTATAAATCAAGATATTATAAAACAGTTGCAAGTTTTTTTGATGGTTTCTCTGGCACTATGATTGCTTTGGACAAGCTAGGAGTGATACCAGACGAGTATCATGCTTTTGAGATTGACCCTTATTCAAGTGCAGTAAGTCGGTATAACTATCCTAATATTATTCGTCATGGTGATGCACGAAATTGGGGAGTTCTCAAGGGTAAAAAGATTGACCTCTTGGTCGCAGGATTCCCTTGCCAGAGTTATTCGGTTGCAGGGTTGCAGAAATTTCAAGAAGACCCAAGGGATATGTCAAAGGTATTGCTTGACGCTATCAAAGGGTTAGATGTAGATAAAATATTGATTGAAAATGTTGCATCAATGCCAAAGGTTTGGAAAGATTATTTTACTGAAATGTTTCAGCGTATATTCCCAGACGTAGTATGTCACGAGGTAAATAGTTGTGTAAAGTCTGGTCAATCTCGTAAGCGATTATATTGGACAAACATTGAATTTGATGTCATGGAATTGATGTCGGATAGTGGTATAGTTATGAATGATATTCTTGAAGATGGTGCGATGGCAGATAGAGATAAATCACATTGCCTAGATGCTAATTACTTCAAGGGTGGTAATCTTAGACACTACTACGAGAAAGCTAGACGGCAAGTGGTGTATGTTCGTGGGGAAAAGATTGCTCTTAGGTTCAAAGGCTGTAAGCAAGTAGGAGAAGCTGATTTAAAAGGGTATGATATTATTCGTAGGGTTTACAGTAGGTATGGCAAAGCACCCTCTCTCACCACGATGCAAGGTGGTCACAGAGAGCCTAAAGTTGACTGTTCTAATTGGATCAACCAAACAACTCTATTGAAAGAAAATGCAGAAGTAGACGAAGTTTTTTGGAGAGCTTTGACTCCTCTTGAATGTGAGAGGTTACAAACTGTTCCAGACAAGTATACTGAACATGGAGATTTTTATGTATACGAAGAAATAAAGATGCCTTATGAAACTGTTACACACAAAGTTCGTAAAACTAAAAAGATAAGTAAATCACAGAGATATAAGATGCTTGGAAATGGTTTCACAGTTGATATTATATCTCACATTTTAAAAGGAGTACAACAATGAAAGATACAGAAGAAACAACAATGAAAGATACAGAAGAAAAAGAGTTTGAGATAACTATTAGTCACACCATGTCTGTCATGGCTGAAAGCTATGAAGATGCAGTTGAATGGGTAGAGAACCATGTAGATTTTAAACACATAGATTTTGACATAGAATAAAGGAGTAAGTAATGAAACATAATGATAAAGAATTAAGAGAGAAGTATTTGAAGTTTGCCAACGTATTAGCTGACATTGAAACTACCACGTCAGATAAGTGTCCAATTACATATGAACAAGTATGTGAGCTTGACAGTTTATTGTATGCACTAAAGCATGACTATGGTTTTGAATATAAGAAGATTAAGAATCATAATGGGGATTACTTCCAAAGTTCTTATAATGGTTTAGTATTTAAAGAGGACAACCCAGATGATTAAACTTATGCAATATGCAGTAGTATTTGAACCCTTTGAAGAGGAGGGTTTGGAATATGTCAAACAAGGGTGTGGAGCAATGTGGGACGATAAGAGTCCAATCAAACTGTTTGACACCCACGAAGATGCCCAAAAAGAAGCTGACAAGTGGAACACAGGACAGGTGGTGCAGTATGGATGAACAGGAGTGGAATGACTTAACCAAAGACCAACAAGGCGATTGGATTGAGTATCAGAATCATAATTGTGAGCATGAGCCTGTTTATTATGAGTTCTATGAAGATGGTCACAGATATCATGGGTATGAGTGTGGTCATTGTGGTAAATTATTACAAACAGGATAGGAGATGACATGGATGATGATAAGGTAAAAGAAGAAGCCTTGAAACAGGCACAGGAATCCTATGTTTTATTTATACTCTTCATCAAGTGGTTCAGCTACGTTATGATAACATTGATTATTATAATGTTTATGAATAACTGGTTTGATGACGGCACAGGCAGTATGTTTATGCCAGATGAAATATATGAAGATCAATATGACCCAAAGGGTCTTAACAAAAAGAAAGGAATATAAATGAAAGCATATCATAACAAAGGGTTTGGCATGGCATTTTTCGTGGTGTTCTTGTTACTTGTACCTCTGCCTATACTATCGCTGTGGGCAGTTGATGGTCAAGATTGGGTGGATAGATTTACAACTAAATACTTTTCACCTTGGCAATCAGAGTGTTGGGAAACAGCCAAGCATGAGAGAGTGTGCAAGGGGGATAATAACTGTAAATTTTGGAGGAATTTTTGTGATGAATGAGGGACAAGTATTATTATTAACAATGGGATTTGTCATTTTGATAACTCTTATAATGAATATCATAGCTTATGGGATAACAGGATGATAATAGAAACAGCATTTATGTGTATGGCTCTCAATATCTATCACGAAGCTAATAATCAATCTATGCTAGGGCAGATAGCTGTAGGACAGGTTGTTATGAATAGGGTGGCAGACAGCCGTTTTCCAGACACAGTTTGCGAAGTGGTAAAGCAAGCTATTACGCACAAGGGAACAAATAAACCTATACTTTTTCGCTGTAGCTTTAGTTGGTACTGCGATGGTAAGAAAGACGAACCAGATTATGACAGCCACGCATGGTTTTTAGCACAGGATTATGCAAGAATAGTTCTTTCTGGTAAAATAGTTCTGGATGTAACTGAGGGAGCAACCCACTATCATGCAACCTATGTTCGTCCATCTTGGGCAAAAACAAAAAAGAGAACGACTAGAATAGATAAACATATATTTTACAGATGGGAAAGGTAGGGTAGTTTATGAGATACGTACAGAAACGTAAATTAGCAGATGGTAAAACACATTACCGATTTAACCCACCACAAACTTTAGTTGACGAGGGAGTGGTAAAACGCAAAGAACTGGGTACAGATTTGCGTATAGTGAAGGTTGCTGCGAATCAGTTTAATGAAAAAATAAATGACTACAGATCGAGTCAAGAGAAAATTAGAAATATTAAGAGGGCAAGTACATTGTCAGATTTAATAGACAGCTATTATTTATCTAATGATTTCAATATGTTAAGAGATAGTTCTAAAGTTGATTATAAATATTTTTTAGAGATTTTGCGACAGACATCTGGGTCAAAAAAGTTTATGTCGGTTACAACTAGGGATGCAAAAAACGCATACGAGAGTTGGGTAAAGAGGGGAGTGACCTTGGCGAATCATATTTGCTCTTGTGCGTCTATTGTATTTAATTATGCTGTTCATATGGAGTACACTACGTTTAATCCTTACAAATCTGTTAAAAAACGTCTGCCAAAGAAGAGAAAGGTGGTCTGGACAGATGAAGAAGTGATAAAAATGCTTGACTTCTGCTATAATGACTTCAAATATCGTAGTATTGGACTAATAGTGCAGATGGCATACGAGTGGTGTCAGCGTATTGGCGATATGCGAGAGTTGAAATGGGAAAATTTGTTTTTAGATAGGTCGGAGTTGTTTTTGGAGCAATCTAAACGTAGGTCGCAAGTGTTCTTGCCTATATCTGAGGACTTGAACATCATGTTGAAGCAACAAAAGGAAGAGTTTGGCTTCCAACCCTATGTGTGTCCCAAAATAAAGCCTGTGCAGGGCGTGTATGTGCCTTATGGGAAGTATGAGATAGGAATGTTGGCAAGGCGTGTTATGAGGAAGATAGGGCTGTCTGACGAACTACGACTTATGGACTTACGAAGAACTGGAGTTACACAAATGGTCGATGCAGGTGTAGATATCAGCCAGATTATGTCTGTTACAGGGCATACAAATATAAGTTCGGTACAACCTTACATAAAAAATACATTCACAAGTGCAAACAATGCATTGACAAAAAGAACGAATCATGTTAAAAGCACTTTAAGTGCAGACAGTGAAAGTGATATAATATGATAAATGATATATACAGTTTAGTGTTACAGTTAGAGTTACGTGATGGAGAGACTAAGCGTATGAATTGCCCTAATTGTGATGGCTACAAAACTTTCACTGCTACTAACAATATGGGTAGTCTTGTGTGGAATTGTTACAAAGCATCCTGTTCTGTATCTGGTGGTGTTCGTGTTCAGTTGACATCGGAAGATATTAAGAAGTCTCTGGGTTATGCTGTAAAAGAGTTGGACAATGCTGACTTTGTAATGCCAGAGTATATTGTGCCGTACAGTGGACAGCGTGAGATTAATAGGTTCACAGAGAGGTTTGGCATTGATGAATGGGAATTACATTACGATGTAAAAGATAATCGTGCTGTCTTTCCGATTATACAAAATGGTATCATAGTTGACGCTATCGGCAGGTCGTTAAGAAATAGCTTGCCAAAGTGGAAAAAGTATGGTACAAGTGGATTGCCGTTTTCTTATGGGTTAGGGAAAGTGGCAGTTGTGGTTGAGGATTGCGTAAGTGCTTGCGTGGTCGGTGGAGATGAATTTGTGGGTGTTGCTGTGTTGGGTACATCTCTTTCGGAAACACATAAAAAGTATTTATCGCAGTTCTCAACTGTTATCGTGGCACTAGACCCAGACGCACTGCCAAAAACTGTAGCATTTAGTAAAGAGTTAAGAGGTCATGTTGACAACGTAAAAATATTACGCTTGACAGATGATTTAAAGTACAGTAGAGAGATAGACATATACAATTTAAAAAGAATGGGAGACACAGCATGGAATTAAGTTTAGTTAGAAGTTTGATGGACAGGGCATTTTATGACGAGCATAGAGGTGCTAGATGCCCAGACAGATTATTCAGTAAAGATGTACGCAAGATTAAAAATGCGATTGACAAAGCGATGTATAACTACGAGAGAACCGTCACACCAGACGAGATTGAAGCGTTGTTCATGGCTAACAATCCTACACTTACAACTGCACAGAAAGGTGCATATGGAGATTTATTCAAACGGATTAAGAAAGAAAATCCTTTGGGTAATGATGTGGCACAGGAAGTCTTATCAAAGTTATTCCAACAAGTTGTGGGTGAAGATATTGCCAATCTAGGTTTCGATTATGTAAATGGTTCGCAAACAAGCCTTGAACCTTTACGTAATATTCTTGAAAGCTACGGTGATGACTTCACACCCAACCTTAACGTAGAGTGGGATGATATGGATGTAGACACTTTGCTACAGAAAAACGATAT